ACGATGTGGGCATAACCCATTCGGCTCGGCATAACTCCGCCTTATCTAATTATATTAGCGTTTAACTTGATTTTTCAAACGATCATATAAATCTCGGTCTGTTCTATAAATCCTCATCTGCTCCGTAATGTTATAAGTATCTGCTGCAAATGGATTCTTAGTACCAGCAGGAACTTCACTTCCGCTAGATCTTCCAGCAGGAGCACCACCACCTTGCGGTTTTGGTTGCTTCAAAATGTAATCAGGTAACTTCCCTTTTGCCCACTCACTAACAGGCGTTCTTTCATACCCATCAACAACAACAGGTGTTCCATTATCAACTTCAATTTTGTCCTTTGGTAAAAAGTTATTTAATACCAAACTAGGATCATGGACTACTTCCGCCAAGGCTTGTACGGCAGGGGAAACAAGTTCCAGCTCTCGCAATTTTGTTTCAAGTTCTGTAATTTTTTTATCCTTTTCGGCTGATCGTTCTCTGAATTGATCTTCAAGTTTTGTTCTTGCTTCGGTGTACTTTCCTTGTTTTTCAAGTTCAGCTTGTTCAGCATTACGTTTAAATTCAACAAGTTCTTTGTAATCATCAGGAACTTCCATTAGCTCCTTCTTTTGCATCTTTCCGATTAGCTCATAGTTTTTCTTTTGTAACCTTTCATTTTCTTGTTTAAGCTTTTCATTTTCTTGATTCTCCATAGGAGCGTCAGTAGCCATAGGCTCCTGATTCTTTTCTTCAGACATAAAAACCCATAAGGCTGTTAAGGCAGTCTAACAATAACCTTTCTTCTTGCCTTTGCCTTTTTTCTTCTTTTTTGCCATAATACTTGTATTAATTCAACCCCATTGTGGCAAAAGAAGACAGAGCTTCCGAAAGGTTTACCGACCTTAATATTGGTTATTCAATAGACCCTGAAGACAAAAGAACGGATGAAGAAATTACAAAAGACATGAAAAAATTAGGTATAAAAATAACCCGTGTTTCTGAGAAACCACCTGAAGCTTATTAATACGCTTCTAAAGTAATTTCTGTAAAAGATCTTTCAACGCCTTCTTCTACCCATTCTTTTGTCTCGGCAGAAAGAACCTTATAACGAACCCCTCTAGGCTGAACGATTTCTTTTTCTCCCAATCCATTCCAAGGCTCGATTGAAGTCCCATGTTTATTAACTTGCTTAATCATTACTGAATGTGTATCAGCAGAGAAACCACTTGCAATTCTTCTGTTTGCTGTCCAGCTTTCCATTGTCAGACCAGCATCACCTCTTTTGTAAGATTCAACAATTGACTCAACAACCCTTTTGTCTTGGAAACCTATTCCTCTAAAAATTGTTCCATCTAGTTCTTTTTGACCTGCTAATAAAGCCTGTGGTTTTCCTTTCCATTTAGGAGCCTTAGAAATGTAGTCTTCCATTTGATCTGCATATCTTCCCCACTGATTACGAACATTTTCAGTTCTAGCTCTAATTTCTTTATATCTTTTTAAATGCTTGATTTGAGCAGGATTTAATTGTGCCCCTACTGCTTGTGCTTGATCTAACTGGACACCTCGTAATTGCATATAATCACTTCCTGCCCATTGCCCTATGGTTTCTTCTGTCTGCCTAAATTTAGCTCTTGTTAATCCAACCTCTTCTGGCTTTGGCTTAAACATCAAATCTTCAGACTTTTTCTTTCCTAATCCTGAAGTTTTACGAATTGCACTGGTGCTTGATTCACCTGCAAGTTTTTTATCAAGGAAACTAGGATCATTCCATTTCCTGTTATCACGTTTAATTTCTTTTTTAGGTTGCAAAGCTTTCTTGGCTTTGTTATCAAATTTCTTTTGTAGTTTTGAAATCTTGTCGTCTTCGATTCTGCGAGCTAATTGCTTTGGAGTAATTGTTTTAAATTGATCTTTAGGAATTAATTGAGAGTTAAAAGCTTTGGCTGATTTCCAATATTTTTGTTCTGCTTCAGAATTTAATTTTAAATCATCTAAGAATTTGATTGTGCTTTGTTCACCTTTGGGAAGTTTTGCAAAGGTAGCAACGTCAGGTACAACATCTTGAACAGATTTTTTAAATTTAGTTTCTTCGATTGACTTATCAATTAACTTTTTCTGTTCTGCTGTCAAAGGTTTATATTTTACTGTTCCCGCCTTTTCCGCCTTAGTCATATATTTCCCTTCTTTAGCTATTAAAGCTTTTGAAGGTGGTTTGATTTTTACTTTTGCTTTTATGTCTTCAGGTTTTCCATACCTTGACTCTAATTTTTTTAACGTAACCTCAGAACCGTCTTCTCTCATAAACTTAGCCATTGCCTGATCTGGACCATATTTACTAGCAAGGCGATTAAAATATTTGGCTTTTTCTTTTCCTAATGCTTTAACTTGCTCTGGACCAGGGGTAAATTTTGTTCCTGATTTTCTATTGTCATATAACCATTTTCCATAAGTTGTTTTAGCAGGAACAGGACCATCAACACTTGCTCTTTTGGCTGTGGTTACAGACGGTGGAGCGGGCCAACCATTACCTTTGTAATCAATAACAGGAACAGTTGTAGACCTGCAACCAAAATGTTGAGGAGGCTCTGGACCTTTGCCATAGAGGAAAATCTGTCCATCTAAATTTCGACAAACAGCAGAAGTCCTTGAATCCAAAGTGGATATATAACGATATTCTTTTGTAATTTTCTTATTGGCTTTATAAACACTTTGACTAGCTGCATTAGAAACTTGGTTGACACTTGTTCTAACAATCGTATTAATCTGGTGCGTTGCTAATTTTGTAACTTCACCTCCAGCCATATTTAACTGCTTTATTGTTTTAGCTTTCTCTCCAAAATCTAAATTACCCACAAGCTGACGAACAATATCTGGAGTAGGTTCCCCAGATAAAAGACCTGTTCTAACAATTTGATTAAATTGATTCGCTTGCTTTGCTGCTAAACCTCTAAAAGCTTTGCTGATTGTTTCTCCATTGGGTAAAAGAACTTCTGCACCTTGCTTTGCCGTTAAATTGAATTTTCCTGCCTGTCCTAAATTAAATTTTGTTGGAGTATTAGTAACAACTGCCTTAGCAAAACCAGGGCTAACTGCAACAGACTGAACGCTATAGCCTATTTCTTCAACTATCTGCTTTTGCATCCCAGCAGGTAAAGCTTTTTTTAATTGATCTTCAACAAATCCAGCCTGTACTTTTGCCACGCTTTCAAGGTCTTTAATCATTACATCAACGCTTTTTTCTTGCCAAGTAGATAACGTTTTTTTTGTTTGCTTGATTAATGATCTTAATCTTGCAGCTTTATATGATGGCCCTTTGGATTCATCAATTTTTTTTAATTGATCAACAGCACGAACAATGACATTTACATTCTCTTGAGCAAGCTTTCTTGCAATGCCATTACTAAAACGATTTAGATCTATAGCGTTCCGATAGAAAACACTTGGAACACCTTCACCAGCAGGTACTTGTGTTGGCATTATTCATCAACTTCTTCAGGCATTTCTTCTGTTACTTTTTCTTGCGGTTGTTCCATATCAATTAAACCGCCCATCTGAGTAGATTCCAACTCTTGCTCTATATCAAATTCATCTCCTAATACCTCCCCTTCTTCTAACTGCTTTAATAAGGTTTCTTGCGTGATTGTTCCAGCCGTATAAAGTTGCAGCAAACTTCCTATCTCTTGCGGATCAAGACGAGCTGCCAAGAAGTCACGATTTACAAAACTACTTCCAGACTCGTTGCTTCCTAAATAATTCGCATGGAACAGAAGACAGTTATCAATCATGTCCTGAATCTGCTGTGCAACGACCATCATTGTGGAGTCTCCTTGAGATCGGTCTATTCGTTTTGACTCTGCTGTTTCTGCGGATAATTTTTGTCCTAACACAGCCGCTAAGCCCAGATTATTTATTTGCTTTTCAAGGCGGTCTAAACGCTCAAATTGTGCATTAAAGCTTTTACCATCTGGTTCTATATATTCAGCTTTACCTTCAGCAGGAAAGGCAATTGCTTCTCCTGGTCCAGCACTTACTTCTTCACTTGATTGAGGAAAGCCAAAAAAGGCCAACATCGGAACAGCACTGATATGAAGCTGATTATCTAAGTCAGATTGGATTTGATAAGCCTTTAAATTTAATTCTGCTATGTCCTCCATCGGTGGGCGTGACTCCATAAAGTTCACCCTGTTCGCATAAGCAACAGCAAAAGGAATATCTGTTAATGATGTTGTCCCTTCTTCATGCAACGTATATTTACCACTCTTTTCATTTTTGCGGTGGATCTCAAAAGCTCCAGGTGTTAACACCCTTACCTGCTCAACTTCTTTTTCCCCATAATCGCCATCAGCTTCAAATACTTTTTCTAGAAGCCTAAGCTGTGTAAATTTCTGCATCCCATCAATAACTTCTGTTCTCCAACCAAGAATTTCTCTAGGGGTATAAGTCACCCAATACGGACGGCCTTTTGCTCCTGCGGCTGGAGCATCAACTAAAACACCAACATGCCCATACCTAACTGCTAGTCGTGCTGTTTCATAAGTCCATACATTTAAATCGTTTCCTTGTAGATCAACATCAAATAACTGCTCTCTTATGACATCACCAACATCATTTAATCGAACAGGCTTTCTAACTAACATTCCACCCAACATCTTCTCAATGCGTTGCAGATATGGAGGAACGACAGAACGAGCTAAACGATTGTCATATTGATCATCTAATTCTCTTGGTTCTTGCGGTAAATATCTCCTATGTTTTTTCCTAATGCCAAAAGTTCCGCTTTGTAAATCTTCACTTAAAATCCAATGCGGTTCCATATTCTGCCAAGCAAAACATGGGTCTTCTACCGTCACACCTGCGGCGGCTTTTTCTCGGTTGTAATGCTGATAGCCGCTATACACGATTAAACCTCGACACTATGTAAACAGTTTATAGATAAAAGCTAATAAATTCTAATACCCGTTCCTCTTCCTGATCGAGCATATAACAAATTAAACTCACGATAAACCAAATATCCGAGCGCATCGGGGAAATGATCATGCCCATTTTGCTTGTCTGGTAGGTTTGTTTTTTCATCCCAAGATTGTAATTCAAGACACTCGATTAAGGTTCGGCAACTGGAGCTAATCTCCATCCTTGATTCTCCTTTGCCGTTACATAAAAGAGCTTGAACAGACGAGACTCTATCTTTGATTGGTGGGTTCGATTTCGGGCTTTGATTTGTGAATCCATAACCTTCGAGTATGGCAATGTCTGTTTTCTGTGCATTTGTAGATCGATTCCCCCCAGAGCTATCTGGATAAATGAGTATTCGTCTTTTTGGATAGCGTCTGATCAACTCTTTCGCTAATGCGTCAGTGTCGTGAGCTTTCGCAATTTCATCTATTATGACGAGCTTATTTCCGTCCCGCACCCCAACAACAGCATTTGTATTATCTATGTTGAAATCAATTCCACAGCGTAAAATTTCATCTCGATAATCAGGCAATTTATCTTTCACATGAATATCCCTAGAGAAACGAGAATACACAGATCCCGTATTTAAGTTGGTAAATTGCCCTTCAAGATAAGCGGCTATCAATTGAGGTGGATAATTCTCTTTTAACGAATCAATAAAGCCTTCTGGAAGAAATGGATTATCGTATGAGCGACCTCTTATCAAAGCAGTATCAGGTTTTGCTTCCTTTTCAAAAGTTTTAAAACAATATCCATATCCCTCTGGAGTAGTAGAAACATAAAACTGCTGGACATTGCCTGATCTCAATCTGGCAAGTGCCATTGTTTGTGCTTGCTCTGCGTCATACTGTCCAACGGTATCTGCCTCGTCAAAGCCAACAGCACATAAGTTCTGACCTCTTAAACGCTGATAAGTCAAAATTGTTCTAAGCAAAATTGTATGATTTCCTTCTTCAAAAATTAATTTATATTCAGGCAAAGGCGACACTCGAAACTCATAAGGTATTTCCCATTGCTCTAGAAGCTCGTTAAAAGTACGAATTAAAATATCTCTAAGCATCGGAGAAGTTGGCTCAAAGACAGCACTAACAAAACCAACATTCATTGCTGCCAAAATGCAAGCTTTAGAAACTAAAGCGTAAGTTTTACCAGCTCCAAATCCACAAACTAAAGCTAATTTTCGATGTTCAGTATCATCACAGAATTGTTTTTGATGAGGCAATAAACCCTCATAAATTCTTGAAATAACTTCTTTACTTGAAGGAGGAGTATTAAAAGCAGCCTTTTCAGCAAAAGCCATTAATGGCTCGTTATCACATATCCCAGTAATTAAAGAAGTCAATTCAAATCAAACCTTAAAAGACGAGCTTGAAGTTCAACAGCTTTTAAAGCAGCTTGATAATGTCCACGCCTAGAAGATAAGTTTTCGTAATTTTGTAAACGAGACAAAGCAGATAAAAGCCATTGTGGCCGTTCCAACTCTGCGTCTAATTGTTGAAGTTTACGCGCTCTTGAAATGTACTCTTCTGATTGCCTTAATTTAACACCGTAATTCTCCGCGCAGTACTGCACCACTTGAGTTTTACTGTGGCCATT